CGTCCTGCCAGAATACGTGCCACCTCGTCATCGGGGAGAATTACTGTGTCGCCCTTTTCGATGCGACCCTTGCTACAAACCAGCTTGATGCGGTTCACGATGACTTTTTTCATGCCGGTCTCCTATGTGGGGATGCGGGGGCCATTGCCAGCCCCCGCCAACTTCAATTAAGCAGTTGTGTTGTCGAAAATGCCGCCGTTGGCCTTCTCGTTTTTAGCGCAGAGTGTGAGTTCTGTCACGACTTGGCGAGTTGTGTTGTCGCCAGTTTTTGCCAAGGCAACGTTCTTGGTCGGACGCAGAACTGCGACTTCCCACATATTATCCTGCATAATCATGACATCGCGCGAGCGGTTCTCCCGTGACGGCATGAACTCGACAGTGCCCCATGGAGTTACATAAACGGCCAATGACTTGATGACCTTCTCGTCGCCAGCCTGAACGGAGGAACGCTGGTTGTTGTTGCCAGTGAAGGCCAGCGCCTTGTTCATCTGGAACGCAGACAGGTAAACCGTATCCGGCTTGCCGCCCTCTTCCCAGATTGACTGCATGACGCCGTCAAAGCGGGCTTGGTCAAACGCGATGAGAGTTGTTGTCTCGTCTGTACGCGCGTCTGTACCGTCGCCAGTAGCGTCTGCACCTTCGTTAGCGCCGAAGCTAGTGTTTGTGATCAACCAAGCTGGTGCGCCTGCAAGTTCACGAGCAGTTGAGGAACCGCCTGCGACGCGTGCATTGTTGTCGAAGAGCGCTTTCTCGATGTCGAGTTTTTGCTCTTTTGCGATCTTGAGTGTTTGGTACGCAATCTCTTTCGCGCGGCCAGCCTTGTCTAGACCCTCGTCGGTGTCAGGAACGACAACAGCGTTCTTGAAGATTTGGGTGTAGTTGCCGAGGCGAGTTGTAGCCGAACGGGCTTCACCTGCGGTTGCATCGCCTTCGATGTGAGCGTTGGAAGCGGAAGCGCGGAGGCTGTCTGTCTGCCACTCGACCAATGTATTCTTGGCGGAGGTTTTCTTCGCCTTGCTGTAGAATGGCGTCTCTTCTGGGGAGACGTTGTAGATCACGTTTGAAAGATCTTCGCGAATGCCTACGGCGTCGTAAGAATCGAATGTGTTGGTTGGCTGTGCCATGATAATAGTCCTTTGAGACTTAGGAGTTGAGGATCAGACCCAATGCGTCGTCGATTGAGCCTGTGTTCTGCAAGCGCGATTGCGCTTTTTTGCGAGATGCAACTTGGCTGTCCGTCGTGCGCTTTGCGCCAGCCTTCACAACTGGGCGAGCGTTGCTGCCCTTCTGCTGTGCTTGCTTGCGGTTGGCGATCAGTTGCCGATACTTGCGCGCATCATTCAATGCTCGCACATATCTTGCATCTGACACGTTGGCCATTTCGTCGGCGGTGAAACCATAATCAATCCCGGCCTGCATAATGTCGCCCTTCAACTTCGCACCCTTTTCGGGGTCCGCGATCTCAGGAATATGCTGCTTCAGAACCTCAACCTGCCCTCGCAGATACGCTTGGTGCGCCTGCTCCTGCTGGGCCGTTGTCTGTTGCTGCATAGCTTGAACTTGATGCATCCGCTGGTCGAAATTGGCCTTGTCCTCGTCGTATTTGAGTTTGCTTTCCATAAAACCTATTGGGTCTTTTTCGAACAATTCTCGCGACGGTGGGACTGGTGCCTGCACGCCAGCATCTTGGGTTTGTTGGTATAGCCGCACGATTTGCTGCTGCTGCTGTTGCAAAGCGGTTGCCTGCTGTTCGAGATGCTTTCGCACTTCGGCAGCTTCTTGGAACCGCTTATTGATTGCCGCTTGACCCGCCGCAGACTGCTTCAGCTTTTCCAGTGTCCACATCTCTTCTTTTCCGTCAACTTTGACGGGGATGAGATTGGTGTCTTCAGCTTCAACTTCTACTAGGTCTTCGTCGTCAATTTGGTCATCATCGTAATCGTCGGATGCCTCGACGTCATCTTCGCTCTCGGCTGCGGCTTCAACTTCGTCGTCGAGACCGTCGTCTTGCGGCTCAGTAATCTGGTCCACAGCGTCGCTCAGATTGTCACCCTGCGCCTCTGGTGCGTCGGATGTTGATAGCAGGCTCTCGGCCGCTTGTTCTAGTGTAGTCGCTTCCACGGTGCTACTTTCTCTGTTTGCGATCTAGAAATTTCTCTGCCGTCGTTGCGGCGTCGAGTTTAATTTCGATCTGGTTGAGCGCACGCATGATCGCGTGTGCCTCTTCTCGGACGGCAACGTCTGCCGCCCCGCTGCTTGCGAAGACCTTGATCTGGTCGTCGCGAACCTCTTGCACGAAGGTCGAGAAGGCGCTGTCGGCTTTTAACCGACGCGCCTCATCAGCCTTGATCCGTGTTTCAGTTGTCATTGCGCATTACCTTGAGCCATGCCGCCAATCATCCTGACTTTGTCCTGTTCCGCTTGGATGCGTGCCACGTCAACCGACGTGCCATACTGCCCGTAAACCTTTGCCGCTTCGACAAGCAAATCTTGCGCCATCTTATCACGATTAAAGTCGTCTTCGGAAGCCATTTTCTGCGCATCAAACTGCAATTTTGCCATATCTGACTGCATCTTAGCCTGCGCCTTGATCTGCTCCGCCTGCAAGAATGCTGCGTTCGGATCGGCCGCCGGCCCTTGCTCCGCTTGCGCCTGTTGCTGGGCTTGCAGCATCTGACCTTCAATCTCCTGCGTGATCGGTGCAAAGTAGCGATCCGCGTTGCGCACACCCGACGCAGCCAGCAAGTCTGCGAGCGTGTTGCGGATGTTTGTCAGCGAGACGAGACCGTTCTGCGGGCCATATGTCTGGTAAACCATCGTCTGCATTTGCAGCGCTTGGTTGAGGCCCATCATCTTTTCTTCTTCGCGGCCAGTGCCGAGGCCGACGTTGATGCTGACGTCCATTTCCGTGTTCCAGACGCGTGGGTCAACTGGGGCGAACGCACCATTGAGACGCATCATCTGCTCCTCGTTGCTGTTCTTGGCATACAGGCGCAGCATGATGCCGAACATATCCCGCACGCCGTCGGCCAAGTTGCGCACCATAACCTCAACCTGCCCTGCGGCGGCCTGTACGGTGGCCTGCACGGCTGCCTTGGTCGTTGACTGCATGGCATCTGGGTCGAGGCCCATTGACGCACGGGTGACCCCTGTGCGCTGCTCTACCATGCCGTCGAGGTAAGATAACGCGCTGAGTGTCTGGCCAGCGACGAACGGCACAGTCAAATCCTGCACTGCCCCCGGCTGTCGCATTCTCACAAGTGCGCCGATTTCTGGATTCAAAAGATCATCGATGTCCACCATCCCGTCTACGAAAGCCGTTCTTGGATTATTTACGAGCGCCACGTTGTCCAAAATGCCGCGCAGGATGGCCGTTGCGGCGTCTTGGTCGTCTATAACCAACTCGGCCAGCGAACGCCCGTAGAACGCGTGCGGCTCACTATCAATTTCGAATTTTGAGAACGGGATTTCGTCGCAGACCTCATAGTCCAGCATCTCGTAAGACGTGCCGCCGCAGATGATCTTGTGCAGAACTGGCACGCCGGTCCCGTCAACGTCGATCCTGATGTAACACTCGGTCACAGTGACGTTGCGCATTGTCGGGTCGTCGATACCAGCGTCTGATTGGTCTGACGAGTAGCCGCGACGCTCAAACACCTCGGCCTCCGTCATCTCAGAGCCGTCGTCAAGGCTGCCGAGGTCGAGGACGTCCTCTGGCTCAAATCCCATCGCGATCAGGTCACCCGCACGCATCTCGGTGCGGTGTGCGATCAGGTAGGCGTCGTCAAGTGTGCGAGCGGATCGGCTGATGAAGAACTCCTCCGGTGGCACGCTCTCAATGCACAGTTCGCCCTTGTCCTGCTGTCGGCTAATCTTGACGCTGTGGATCGGCATTTCGACTTCCATGCCGTTCATGTCAGCCGACATCGAATACTCGACGGAATGCTCAATCACGGTGACGTTGTCGTCGTCCAGTAGGTAGGTGTATTCGTCGTCGGACAGGTCCGTGAACGTGTAAATCTCTGCGTGCGGGTATGTCATCCAATAAGTCTTCGTGATGCCCTGCTTCTTGACCAGCGCGTCGTGGAATACGTCGTTCAGCACGCGGTAGCCGTTCAGACGGGTAAACTCGTGGTGGATGAATGCCGTCGCCTGCTCGGCCCCGGCGACATCCTCTGGACCTTTTGGCGTAAATTCAACCGGCTTTGACGTACTGAGAAACACGCGCATCAGGGACGGCTTAACGGCACGCACGGTATCACGTACCTTTGTCGATACGACCTTGCTGCGGCCGTCTTCGTGGCCAATGTCCACTCTGCCGTCGTAATAACGCTGAGCCTTGATGCGGTCTTGGCTGATCTCGCTCTCGACGAAGTCAACGGCATCGCCAATGGCTGCCTGCACGATGCTTTCGATCTCGTCGCGCGTCTTCGACTTCAAGCCAGCCTCGTCGGTCTCGCCTGCGTCGGTCTCGTCTTCGACGTCCATGTCCACCTCAAGGATGCTTTCAAGGATGCCTGCGTCGTCCATCATGTCTTCGGGGTTCATGTTATTCCTCACTGATTGAAGCGCTGCTCGGCGGAGCGGCCAAGTGCTGGTGTGCTGCCCATAACTAGGGCATTGGTGACCGCCTTGGCTAGTGCCTTGGTCTGCGCCTCTGTCAAACTTTGCCCTGACATCGCGGCGTCCAGCGCACGCAATGCAACAACTGCGTCAGGACCGCGCTTCTCGGTCAACGCCTTCGCTAAGTCCATGTAGACCTTTTGCCGCTGGCCTACCGTAAATTCGTCAGTGTAGCCAGTAACCGCTTGGATTAAGCGAGCCGTGGTATTGAGTGGCTCCCCACTCAGCGCCGTCTCGAACACGTTTGGCGCTGTGAGGTCTGACACATTCTGCTGCGTCGCGGTCCGAATGCCTGTGCGGCTGTTGGCGCTGGTCGCCGCCCTAGTCTCGGCGGCAACCATTGACTCGTCAAGCAAGCGGAAAAGATCGTTGGCCTCATCTCCCATGAACGCCGATATTTTGGCGCGTGCGTTATCGCTGCCCATCTCCCGCAGTGTGGCCAGTGCTTGGCGTGCGTCTATGTTGGGGTCGCTTGGGATGCGTTTGACGTCTCCGACGACCTGATCAATGCGCGTGCGGAGACCCGACTTTAGCGCCTCAATCTGCGCGGCGGACGGGTTGTTGCCAAGTTCAATGCCGACGGCTTCCACCCGCGTGCGGGGGCTGAGTATCGCCTCACCTAATTCGTAGGCGTTGCGCTCTTGGATCGTATCCCCGCCGATCTTGGTGGCGGCGGCGTATGTGCTTTGGCCCGTGGCTGGGTCTGTCGTCGCCGCGACAATGGCGTCGCGCAAGTCGCCGGCCTGTCGGGCGTAGCGTAGGCTCTCCGCCGTGTCTACGGAGACGGTGCCTTCGTTCTTTTTGGCTGCTCTGGCGAGGCCGTTGAGCGCCTTCTTTAGTTCATCAAGCTGCCGGACGTTTGGCATTTCCCTGAACGCCATCGTCCCGTCAGGCGCGAGGTCTACAAGAATCTGCTGGTTGGAAAGCCCGCGATCCCGCATCTCGGCATTGGCCTCTCGGACCGCCGAATTTAAGACATCAGGGTCAATGCGACCGAACACTACGTCCTCGACGTTTCTGCCCGCTGGGGCCGCGTAGTCAATTGCGGTGTCGTATGCTTGCTCATATGCCGCAGCCCGCTCTGGGGCCGTCCGCTGCATGATGTCGCGCACCGCCGTCTCTGGCCCCGCAGTAGGAGCGCCGAGATAGCCAGTGAGGCCAGTGTCGAGGTTTTCGGCCACTTGCCCCATGCGCTGGTCTAATGGTGCGCGTACTGCCTGCGCCGCCGCCGGCCCAGACGCTGCTGTCGCGTCCAGTAGAGCCTGCGCCGCCTCGCCAGCGTCGGCGATCATGCCGTCAGCCCCAGCGCGTTCAACGCGGGAAATCGCTTCAGGAACCCCGCCGCCCATTTCAAACGTGGCCTTGATAACCTTTGCCGCATTTGCGGAAATGCCAAAGGCCGATGCAATGGCTCCAATGTCGCTTCGCTTAATCAGGCCCGCAATGTTCCTGACGCCCGCTTCAACGTAAGGCGCGGCTGCACCCAGCACGCCGCCGGTAGCCGCGCCAAATGCGCCGCCCTTCACTGCCTCCTGAGAACGTGTCTCTGGCGTTGTGCCTTCGCCGTAGCCGAAGATTGCGCCTTCAGTGCCACCAGCGGCTAGACCCGCCAGACCTGTTCGCGCCGCTTGCGCAATGCGTGGACCCTGCCCGACGATAGCCGTGCCGGCGGTCCCTAATGCAGTTTGAGCGGCGGCTGGCAGCAAGGGCGCACCGAGAGCGGCCAAGCCGATGCCAGTCGCCGCGCCGCCGAGATTTAGCGCCGTGGTCTGTCCGGGCCGCTCTCTTTGCATTGCCCCCGACATGGAGCGCATCCCAGCCGTCGCCTCTGGCCCTGCAACGGCCCCAATAGCCTCATCCAGATATGAACCAGCGCCGGGGACTACGCCGCGCAAGTATTCAGCGCCGCGTGCTGCGACGGGATGCTGCGACAAAACCTGCTCGTCGAATGACCTTGTCGAGATTTCGCCCGCCGATGCGCCTTGCATGGCCTCCTCGATCTTCGCGGGGTCTGACGTGCTGTAACCGGGTGCCACAAGGTATCGCTGGCCGTTTGGTCGTTCAAATATGCGTGTGCTGCCGCTGCGCGAGATCACGCGGGGAACGGTGGCCAAGTCAGTGTTTCGTGCCTTCTCTGCGGCCTCTTCTGGGCTGCCGGCGCGGACCTCAAATTTAACGCCGCCAAGTTCGACTGGGTATGTCGCGTCGGTCATTTGATTGGTTCTCCTACAGTCACACCGCCGATGGTGCCGCCAGAATATGCGTCGCCGTCCTGCGCAGTCACCCCAGCCAGCGCCCTGCGCCTGCCGCGATCTAAATACATTTTAAGTTCTTTTAGAGCCTCAATGTACGCGGGACCGCTTTGTGTTCTCCGCAATCTGGCTCCAGCTTCCGCCGCTGCGGTGCCTTCTCGCTCTGTGATTGCGCCAGCCCCTTTTAGGCTCTGGAACGCCTCAAGAAATACCTTGCCCTGCAATTGCGCAACTTTGACGTTGAGGTCTTCACCTGCCTGCGACATGGGTGGCAACCGCCCTTGGATCAATCCTGTAATGCTGGGAAGCGCTTTGTTATTAATGATGCTGTCAATCAAGGCAATATTGTCCGTCGCCGCATCGACTAGGCGTGTGCCCTCTGAACCGGCAGCGGCAGCAGCAGCAGCCTGCTCGGTGGCCGCAGGCCCACCGGGGATTGCAGACATTGAAACAGGGTTGCCCGCGTCATCATATTGGACCTCATAACCCGGCGGTATAGTACCAATTGCCTTTGGCATGTTGACGTTTGTCGTGCTGCCTGTCTTGACGGCAGCCATCGCCTGCTCTGGGGTCATCCCTTGGGCGATGAAGTATTCGTAATTCTGCACGAGCGCCGTGCGCCCGTCTTCTGGCTTCGCAAGCAACACGCTCGCCGCATCCTTGCCGCTGATCATGCCTTGGTCAATCATATCAGCCAGATCGCCACGGCCATTGGCTCGGAGATATTCAACTGTCTTGTTGCGTGCCTTCGCCTCGGTGCGCTGGCTTGAAATGTCCGCCGTCATCTTCTGTAGGGCTGGGCTGGTTCCCATAGCCGCAAAACCTTGGGCCAGAGCCGCCGCCGTGTCCTTGAATGTGTCGCGCTCGTAAAAACGCTGGCCAGTTTCCCCAGCCGCGCCTTCTTGCATCTTCTGAATGCCGAGAGTGCCTAAAAGCCCCCGTGGCTGCTGCTCTTCTTGCATCATTGGTGCTTCTCCTTGCGTGCCGGCACGGCCTTGCATTGGCTGTTTGCCGCCGCGACCTGCGTCAGCAGAGCCAAAAACGTGATCGCCAATGCGTTTAAAATCTTTCCCCTCGGCCCATGATGGGTTTGAAATGTCGGGGTTGAAAAAGTGAGTCGAGCCGCCGGTTAGGTCACCAGCATTGCCAGACAGTAGGGTGTCTGCCACCATATAACTCGTCTCGCTGGGGCGCAGCGAGTCAATGTCTTGGCCTTGCTCGCCGCCAGCATAACCCGTGACGCTGTTCATTGGGGAGAACTGTCCGGGCTTCATAATTACGCTGCGAATATCGCCGCCATATCCACCCGCGTTTGCGCGGTTCATAACTACATTGCCCACAGCGGTCATGCCGGTTGGCCCTTGATTGCCTGCCTCCGCCATCAGAATGCGAGCAAGCAACTCTCTGTCGTCTGTTCGCCAATCGGCCATTAAACCATCTCCAACTCTGCGACTAGGCCGTGGTAGTTGACGCGAAGATACCCGTCTTCGCCTCGCTTGACTAGGTGCGGATGCGTTTCCTGCAACTCGTCAGCCATGACGCCGAACGTCGGTTGATCTGGATCGGCGATGCGCTTGCCTTCGTCGTTCCACTCCCAGTCGTATAGCTTGAAGCCGCCGACTTCGCCGCGTGGCTTGATGTTGGTTTTCAGGCGTGGGTCGGAGACTGCTCCGGCAGCCGAGGCAGCCAAGCTCAGATAATCAAACAGACCCGGACCGGGAGCCGTTGACGTTGACGTTGACGAAGTTGGCGTAGGGGCAGCCCCAAGCGCAGCCAGTGGCGCGTTGAGCGATGCCATCGGTGAGTTGGTGAAACCTGAATATTGGCCACGCGCCGCGTCGATGAGTGCCTGCTGCATGCCCTGTTGCATGAGACCCTGCTGCATCTGACCCTGCTGGATCGTCTGGCCGGTGTTGAATGCCTGGTTGCCAAGTTGGCCCATCTGGTTCGCTGCCATGAGGCGACTTTGGTTGCCCTGCATACTCGCCTGCTGGTTTGCCATCATGGCTGCGTTCTGTGCGCCCGTGTTGTATTGGGCCGCTTGGTTCATGTAGCCAACGTCCTGGCCAGCCAAGCCCTGCGCATTCTGGAAGCCGCCTTGGCGGAGGCCAGAAGCAGTCCGAGCCGCCTGATCTGCAAACGCGCGGTTGGTCTCGGCCTCCGCGATGCCGTGGCGTGATCCACCGAAAGCGCGGGCTGAAGTAGCCTGCGCACCGCCCAAGTTCTGCTGCATCTGGCGTGAGCGCTCAAGGTCGCCGAGCGATTGCTGGACGACTTGGTTCTCATATGGGTTGGTGTAGGCACCAAGGTTTTGCCCCGCGATCTGCGCTGGATTGTAGCCCGCCGCGCCGATCTGCTGCGGCTGGAAGCCCATCGACTGCTGCGTGCCTTGCATGGCCTGCTGCAAGCCGCCCGCCGCCGCTTGGTTCACATTAAAGTTGCCCTGCGGTGACAGTGGAGCATACTGCCCCTGCGTTGGCTGTGTCCCCATCGCTGTCACGCCGCCCATGCCGCCTTTGCCGCCGCCAGCCGTGCCGACGGTGCGTGGCGTTCCGCCGACGACACCCGGCATGATAGCGCCTACTGAGCCACCCATTGCTGATCCTGCCATTTAACGATTCCTTCTAAAGATTTTGCGATTAGCGGGCATTGAAGCGCGAATCGTTTGAGTCGGGCCGGTCTGAGTTACCGACGTATTGCGACCGCGACGCTGGGGCTGGGCCCGAAGACCCACTTGAACTGCCGCCGCCCTTGCCGCCGCCGCCGCTTGCGGGGCGGGCAACTGGGCGGATGCCGCCTGTCGGCCCGGTGTTCACGCCACCCAACCCTGCGATAAATTGGCTCGGCATGCTCGTCAGCCGGTAGTCGTTAACCCCGCCGCGAAGATACGACAGCGGGGTGTTCATCGAGGACGTAGACGTGTTGTAACCATCGCCGCCGGTGTTGTAACCACCGTCGTCGGTGTTGTATTGGGCCGCGCGATTAAAATGCCCTGAATCCTGCCCGTCAGAGCCGCCGCCGTAATACCCACCAGAGCCGCCGCCGTAATACCCCCCGAACGTGTTGCCTCGACTGTAGTCAACTGGTGCCGCCGCATTTGCGCCGCGCTCACCCGTCTGCGGGTCGATAAACATGCTATTAATGGCGTCGAATTGGCCGGGGCGAGCGCGTTGCAACTCGGCCAGCATCTGCTCATACATTGGGGCCGACGAGTAGCCCTGCACGCCGTTGGCGTAGGTCGTCGGTGGAGCCATGCCGCCCATGACATCACGCTGCGACGTCGGGGATGACATGCCAAACGCGTCCGCCGTGTTGGCAGTGTTCTGGAACGCGGCCTGTTGGTTTGGCGTGAACGCCGCAACCGTTGGTCCGTATTCTGGGACGTATCCCAGTTGCGAAATATACTCCGCCTTGTTTAAATTTCGTTTCGCCGCCTCTTCGATATACGCAGGGACTGAAGCCTGAACCGTTTCTGTGGTTGTCCCGCCGGATGATCCGCCCTTCGACATTATTCAAACTCCTTAACGTAAGACGCGTGCTGGGCTTTCCACCCGTGCGCTTCTAATGGTTTCTTCCAGCCAAAGCGGCCAGACATTGTGAGGGCGACACATCCTTGTGCTTTAGCCCACTCTATCACATCCGCGTGCATATCCATAATCTGATCCAACTCGCCGCCGCCGAGGAATACGTTTAAAACGCGCTTACGTGGATATACCACAATTTCGGTTACGATACACCCTTTGGGCGTTGGCCACAACTGAAGCACGCCCCTGCCGATGCCATCGACAATGTCGTCAAATGTGTGGGTGCCGCCAGAGTATTCCAGCGCGGCTTCGATCCAAGGTTTGCAGCGCTCAATTTGGTTATCCATGAAGCCTCGTTATTGATACGGTTGACGCGGGCGCGGCAGGCGCAAACGCCGTAGCCGCTGACGCGTTAAGAGTGCCGGACGTGCTGTCTACAGCCCACATGACCTCAAGATAGTCGCCGGCGTTAAAGTCAAATATAGCGGTTCGCGACACGACCAGCACGGCGTTGCTGCGATGCAGCGCGTTCTTCATCGTGGACCCCGCTACGTCAGCCCCGTTTACTCTAGGCCAAAACCAGAAGTTGACTGTGCTACCCGACGATGACGCTATCTGTGCCGAGAATGAAACCATGTATTCGCCCGCCTCTTCAAACACTAAGCGAGACGCGGGCGTGCCGTTTGCTATGCCGCTGGCTACGCTTGACGTGTACGTCAACGCATAAGCCGTGTCGGCCAGCGCCGCCGTCTGGGACGACGTGACGCCGCCAGCATATTGGCCATCCTCAAGCACGATCTGCCGCCAGACGCCATTCTTGCTCACCACGGGATACTGGTTAACGCGGTCCCACATGAGTGTGCCGTCGTCAGCCGCGCTCTCGCCGCCAGTCTGGTGGACGATTGCCGACCTAGTCTGTGACAGGTAACGCGACAAGCGGCGGCCCCACGACATCCAGTCGCTGCCCGTTGGCTCTGGCGCACTCTGCTGCTGGGTCATCGACGGCCTCCGGGCGTGACTTCAAGTCGGTTTATGCCCACGCGCCAGTCGGACATCGTCTGCCCATCCACGCGCATCCGCACTTGGCGGCCAGTGAAACGTATGCTCGTCGGGTTGCTCATGCTGTAAGGTCCATATTCGCGCTCCGTTCCATTCGGATAAAAGCGTGCTTTGAACGTCACGTCAACGTCGCCCTGCGTCTTCTCGTCGGGAAGCATCGACGTCACGCTCATAACCTGATCGCCAGAGCCAAGCATGAACGGCCCAGTCTCCGCGAATGGCTCAAGGCCACTGTAGTTGAAGCCGATCTCATGCTCGTAAATCTTGTTGTCGTCGCCCGACGCCATCATTGGCTGGCGGAATGCGCCCCGGTCAAAGCCAGCGGTGCGCGACAGATCGCCCGTCGCCCAAGTGCCTTCGACGTAGTTGAACGTCACATAACGGTCGTTTTCTGTTGATGCGCCCGACGGGTAGAACCAAGTCACCTCGCCGAACATGCTGTTGGACATGGCAAACGCCTTGCTGATCTGCGCCTTGTTCATGTCGTTGAACACGTAGTCGGAAACGTCAGACTGCAATTCCTGCACGGTGTTGCTCTGGAATGCGTAGAATGAACTGGTCCCCATCCAGAATGCGCCCGCATCCACCACGACCGCCGCCTGCTTGGCTGCGAGGCCGCATGACGTGCCGACGCGCTCAATGCCGTAAACGTATGGCGGGCCAATGTAGCTGGCTGCGTGGGCGTCGCGCGTTGTCAGGATAAGCGTCTGGCCACGCACAGACATGCCCGCCATAATTGCGCCAGACGTGTTTAATTCGAGATCGCCGGCTTCGTTGGTCGCCGACGGTGTCCATGTGTTGTTGTCCTCGCGGTCAGACCATTGCACTAGGCGAGGATTACCGCCAGCGCCGAGGGCCATCAGGAAGCGTTCCTCGGTCACGACGATGCCGCTGTTGCTGACTGGCGCGTTGCTTAATGCGGCTGCGGCGACGCCCGTGTTGAGTTGCCACTCGTAAATCTTGCCGTCGTCTTCGTTGCAGGCAACCAGATACTCGCCCCAGTTGTCTAAGTCCCAACTCGTGGCTGGCTGAACGCGTGCGATGTCTGGGCGGGCCACGCCATAGGCATAGGAGCCGTAGACGTTGCCGCCGTAGCCAGTAAAGGCCACCGCGTCCTCACGCCCCGCGACCAGCCCGGCTGGCGTGATGTCAAATTGAGTGCCTATAGCGTTCCATGTGTAGAGTTTGTCGAGAGACCCCGCCGCGATCCAGCGGTCGCTGCCGTTGGTAGACCACGTCGTCATGCCGCGCAACTTGTTTGCCCCCGCAGTGTCGGATCGCGTGCGCCACCCGCCAACTGGGCGCATCGTGCCGTCGATCCAGCGGATGAGGTTGGCGTCACGCCACCGCCCCATGCTTTGCAGGTCGGTGCCGTTGCGGTAGACGCCCGCAGGGATTTTTAGATCAATTAAAGCCATCTCATCCCCTTGGGTGCCTATTCTGCGCTAATATAGCACAATGCGTCAGGTATGCAAAAGCGCAGCGCAGCATTGCGCCAACGTCACTCCGGCGTTATGGGCCAAATGATGTTTTCAGGAAAGCCAGTCTGTTGTGGCACATCAAGCAGAGCCTGACGATAGGTTGCCCAAGCGTCCTGAGTGGCAGTATCAAGTGAACCCCAATGGAGTGGATTGCCAACAAAGGCGTCTACTTCCAGAAGTAGGTGATTGCGGTCTTTACGAACCCTGTCGCCAGCGCCTTGCTCCCAAGCCAACTCTCTTGCCTCAATATTTGCAATGT